AACTGCAACTTGGGAAAGTGCTGATACTATAATGGGTGGTAGACTTACTGTTGGAAACGAAGGAACTAATTCTGTTGACTCACGTATTGCAATTCTTTCACCAACTGGTAATGAATCTTATTTAATTTTTAGTTCCGCTGTACCTTCAGTTCCAGCTGATAGTAGAAATTATACGATAGGTATTGATGCTAGTGATAGTAGAAAGTTTAAAATTACTCAAGGTCTTACCCCTTCAAGTGGAAATGAAAGAATTATTATTGAAAGTGGAACAAATAATATTGCTGATAATAACATATATCTTAAAGAAGGTGGAGTAAGAATAGAAGGAACAAATGATGAAGGAGGGTTTCTTGGTATAGGTAATAGTTCTACTAGTACAAGTGAAGAATGTGCTATTCACATGGGTAATACAAACCATGAAATGGATTCTCATATTTTAATGCGATCTAAAGACACGGGTACACCAGCTTGGCAAAATTGGATATTTGGTTTAGATTATGCGGATAAGCATTTTAAAATAGGTGATGGTGTTGTTTTAGGTGGAAATAATACTTATTTAGCTATAAGTCCTTCTGGAAGCGTAGGTATTGGAACAGAAGCCCCAGTTGGTAGTTTTATTGTGAAAGACGGTAATGTTAATGCATTATTTGTTACAAAAACCAGTTGTGGTAATGTTGGTATAAAAACAACTTCACCAAACGCAAGTTTAGTTGTAAAAGGTAATATTTCTTATACATACACAAACTATACTAATGTAGCAAACACTTGGGTAAGTGTGATTAGCATGGCTGGTTATCCTTCTGGTTTATATCAAATTAGTATAATGAAACAAACAAATGCTTCGTCTTATGTAACAGCTATAATAAAATGGGACTCAACAGCTCCAGGAAATACGGCTGGTAGCATTGTAAACACTATAGCATCTAACCAAGTTGGTATTAGTTTTAACGGTAGCACAACCTTGCAGGCTATATCAGGTCTTTCAACTGGAACAGCAATGTCTGCAAACTTAAAGTGTCTAGTTAAATATGAAGCAGCTTGTATTTAAAATAAATTAATAAATTAAAACAATAAAAATGGCAATTACTTACAAATGGATAATTAACCAAATGAACGCTCACATTCAGGCAGAAGGTGAAGACAACGTAATCTTTACTGTTCATTGGACATACTCAGGTTCTGAAGAATCTGGAGGACAACAATATTTAGCAAGTCAAATAGGCGCTCAAAGCTTTACTTATGTAGCTGGAGAACCTTTTACACCTTATGCAGACACTGAAGCTTTTGAAAACATGGTGATTGGTTGGCTAGAAGATGCATTAGATGTACCTTCTATGGCAGCTAATATTGAAGCTCAAATACAAAAACAAATAACACCTGTAAACGAAGATCTATACTTTACATGGCAAAACCCAGCACCACCAGTTGAATAGTGTAAGTTTTGTAAAAAACAAGTGATAGTATAACTAAACCTATATTGCTAGCGAGGCAATATTAACCAAAAATAAAGTTTAACCCTAAAAACCAAAAACACGATGACTTATTTTTATTCGTTGAGCTCAAGTATGGGCCAACCACAAACACCGCAGATTACCGAAGAAACTATTAAAATCTGGAAACATTTATCCAAAAAGAAACATTGGAGAATAGTACAGTTGCCTAATGGTTATTTTCAAACCGAACACCGTGACCTTGTAGAAAAAGACAAATGGTACGATGTAACAAGACGTGAAACTATGGAAGCCGCAGAAACTGCAATTGATGGTAGTGTTGATCACTATGCAAAAAAAGTAGATTTCTTAAAAGGACCTAAAGTAGTTAAGACGTTTAAATAATATCAATCAATCAAATCAAATTAAATTAAATTATGTCAAATGCAATTGTAAAGAATCTGAACTTTGGTTCTGATGCTAAAAACAATGTGTTTGCTGGTATTACAAAACTTACACAAGCCGTTAGCTCCACTCTTGGGGCTAGTGGTAAGTGTGTTATGTTAGAAGATCAAACCGGTGAACCTATTATAACAAAAGATGGTGTAACAGTGGCTGACGCTATAACACTATTAGATCCTGTAGAAAATATGGGAGCAACATTATTAAGACAAGCAGCTAGAAAAACAGTTAGAGAAGCTGGTGATGGTACAACCACTGCAACAGTTCTAGCTCATGCTATTTTAGAAGAAGCTTATAAAGTCGCAACAAAAGAAAACTCTAGAGATTTAAAAAAAGCTATAGGAACAGCAACAGATAAAGTTGTTGATTATTTAAATTCAATAGTTACTACAGTAAAAGGAGATATGATTGATCAAGTAGCTACTATATCTACTAACAACGATCCTGAACTTGGTAAAATTATTGCAGATGCTTTTAGATCAGTTGATGAAACAGGTGTTGTTATACTAGAAGTATCAGACTTACCTGAAACAGTATTTGATACAATTGATGGTATACAGTACGATAGAGGATTAAAGAATATACATTTTGTAACAAACAAAGAAACTAACACATCTGAATTAGATAAACCTTTAGTACTTATAGTTGAGTCTGAGGTTGAAAATGTTAGAAAAATACAAAGTGTTTTAGAATATGCTATAAAACAAAATAGATCATTACTTATTATAGCTGATGTAGACCAACAAGTTATGTCTGCTTTAGCAATGAACAAATTAAAAGGTAACATAAAAGTTAACTTAATTGACGCACCCGTCTATGGAGTTAATAAAAAAGAAACATTAGAAGATTTAGCTTTACTTACTGGAGCCACTGTTATAAATGAAGATTTAGGTGATGACATTGATTTAATAGGGCCAGAACATTTAGGTGAAATACAAAAAAGTGTAACAAGCCAAATGGAAACTATACTGCATGTTGGTGAAGTATGTGATGAGGTTAAAGATATAATAAAAGATTTAAAAGCCAAACTTAAAACAGCAAAGCATCCTGGCATAGTGGTTAACACTGAAAAAAGATTAGCTAGGTTATCAGGTAAAGTTGCTGTAGTAAAAGTAGGTGCTAATTCAGAAGTTGAATTAAAAGAAAAGAAAGATAGAGTTGAAGATGCAATATGTGCAACTAAAGCTGCTATAAAAGAAGGTATTGTTCCAGGAGGTGGTATAGCGTTGTTAAATGCTGCACAACAAGTCAAAACTTCTAATGCTTATGAAAACATACTCTTAAGAGCTATTAAGGCGCCTTTTAAGACTATTTTAAGCAATGCAGGTATAGTTAACTACAAAACATCTTTAACAGAAGGAAAAGGCTTAGATGTAGTTACAGGAAATATGGTTAATATGATTGAGTCAGGGATTATTGATCCTTTACTTGTCACAAAAAGTGCATTAAAAAATGCAGCATCTGTAGCATCAACTATTTTATCAACCAATTGTGTAATCAATAATCTTAGAATTAATGAAGGCAATAGGGAATAATTTAATAGTTAATATGACTAAGCAAGGCGTCTCTGAAACAAAGGGAGGTCTTTTCTTAGCAGAAAAACAACGAGAGGATATAAGATATGCTGAAGGCACTGTATTATCAGCTGGAAGCAATGTTATTGGAGTTAATGAAAATGATGTAATTTATTTTGATAAAAATAACTGCCATCAAATAGAAATTAATAAAGAGATATATCAAGTTGTTAACATGGCCAATGTAGTAGTTGTGCTGTGAGATTAGAAGCTAGTGACATTAGAGATCTTAATCTTTTAAAACATTACAGGATCATTAGAAAATGGGCTTGTAAAAATAATGATTTAAACGATGCAGATTTAGAATTACTTATATACTTCGATTGCATGGATCTTTTCACTAGAGAAGATTTTAAAATCGGTACATATTCTTATAGTTGGGACAACAGACGCTGGAACAGATTACTTAAAGAAGGTTGGATACTGGTATGGAGAAAACATAACCGCACAACCCAAAAGTATAATATCTATAAAGTTTCCTTTAAGTGTAAACAACTAATAAGTCGAATGTACCGTATCATGCTTGGTACAGAGGATATACCAACCTCTACCGCAAGAAATAAAATAATGAAGGGTAAAACCTATATAGACAAAGTTATGATTACGTCTATAAACAATGTTAATAAAGATAAAAACAGATAATCATGGGAAAAAAAGAAAAAAAAGTAGAAGTGCAAAAACCAGTTTCAGCGGTTGATAAAAAAATTGCTAAACTACAAGAGCTTATAGCTAAACTACAATCTAAAAAATAGTGGAAGATATTAATAAAAAAATTGACGAATCTATAGATAATCCTTTTGAAATAAAAAACAATTTTATTCCACCAAAGGATCAAGAATCTATGAGTACTAAGTTTGACAATAAACTAGATAGATCAGGTAAGTCAATTATAGAAAACCCTTCAGTTGAAACAGCTGGAGCTTTTCCACCTTTAGCAACTCCAGACTTTACTCCTAGAGAAGAGTTTGATCAATACAATAACAATCTTACATAAATATTATGGCAAAACAACCAGGACAATACGGGCAAAATGCGATATGGGTATCAGGTTTACCTAAAGAAGGTAGAACACTAGTGCAAGGTAACTCAAGATGTGGCGATAGCTGTATTCAAGTTATGAAAGCAGACGTGCCTTATAAAGCAGGACCAATAAGCTCGTTGGCAAAGTAAAAACTCACTAAAATGAGTGATAGAATAAGTGAACACATATCTCTTAAAGAAGGTATTAAATCTCACACAGCTACTAGGTTAAATATTGACAATATACCTAGAGAATTAGATTTAATAAACATGAAAACTATTGCAGAAGAAGTGTTTGAACCTCTACGTGAATGGGTAGGTGGTCCAATAGCTATTAATAGTTTCTATCGCTCACCCAAATTAAATTCTGCTATTGGCGGAAGTACAACCTCACAACATTGTATTGGCTGTGCGATTGATATAGACGATAACTACGGTTATAAAACAAATGCAGAAATGTATGATTATATTAAGAATAACTTAGATTATGATCAGATTATTTGGGAGTTTGGAACAGAAGATAACCCAGACTGGGTACATGTAAGTTACGTATCTGAAGATATTAACAGAAGAAGATGTTTACAAGCATATAAAGAAAACGGTAAAACTAAATATAAAATAATATAATGGCTTATACTCAATCTAACTCTCCTTTCACTAAAGTTAGAAAAACTACTAAAGGTAAAGGAAGAAATTTTAGAAGCACTGAAGAAGGTGCAGGTATGACGGCTAAGGGTGTTAAAGAATATAAAAAACAAAACCCTGGTAGTAAACTAAAAACAGCAGTTACAGGTGATGTTAAACCTGGAAGTAAAGCTGCTAAAAGAAGAAAATCGTTTTGTGCTAGATCAAAAGGTTGGACTGGTGAAAGAGGAAAAGCTGCTAGACGTAGATGGAAATGTTAAATAAAAAAAAAAAATAAAACATTATGATTAGAAATTATTACACTGACTCTTACAAGTCTGGAATAACTGTAACACCAAGTGATACATTATTATTAGATGGTAGAACAAAATCAACAACTCCACAAGGAGCGTGGAAAGAATATAACATATACATAGGTAATTCACCAAGCGCTTTACCAGTTACAACAACTAGCGATAACACTGTTGTTTCAAACTCTACAAATGTAGGTTTAGCTTCGCCAAATGCACAGGTAAAAGCTGGTATGAGAGTAACAGGTGGTACATTACCTGCAGCTGGTGTTTTAATAGCATCAGTTACTAATAGTAGTAATTATGTCTTAGCATCGGCACAAAGTATAGCCGCTAATTCAACTCTTACTTATAGCTATGATTCAGAAGCTAAAATAAAAGTACATACAATAAATAATGAAGTAATAGAGTTTGTAAAACCTGCTCAAGGTTTTGTACTGCCAGTTAGCGTTGTTCAAGTATACGCTACAGACACTGAAGGTGGTATTTCAAATTTAGTAGCATTAAGTTAAAATATATAAATAAAAATAAAAAATTAAAATGGGATCAACAAAACACATTAGAAACAACGGTGAGCATTTAAACATTCATGGTCACGATAATTACCAAATGCCCGGAGCTTATAAGCAAATGGGGGATATGAATCAAAATCAACCAGCAAAGTATGACGATGGGCCAATGAAAGAATTAAAAGGCGATCAAAATCAATTACCAATGGAACTACAAGAAGCTATAAAAAAATCTGACCAACCTGGTAAAATATCAGGAGGTGCAGCTAAATATATAAGAGAATCGTACGGAGCAGGTAAAATTGGAGATCCACCAGTTAAAGATCCATCAAAACAAAAGTTAAATGAAGTTACTTTGGTTGGTAATGATAAAAGGGACCCTAATTCAAGAAAAAATATTATTGCAGATGGTCTTAAAATGAAAAACGAAAGATTAGCTAATCAAAAGAGAGGAGTTATGGAATTGAGAAAACAAAAAACAAGAGATAGTATATCTATGGATATGGATAGTCCAGATAGGGCAGCAAAAGCGTTTGATTTTAGTATATATGGAAATAAAAATAGTCCTAATTCAGGGGGCCAGATTGAATATGAAAGCAAAGGTAAATCTAGATTTGTAAATTATAATACGCCAGATTCAAGTATAGAAGGAACTTTAGGAAAAACCAAAAAAGCTAAACAAATTAAAAAATATAAAAATCTTTTAGGAAAAAACGCTAATACGGGCGCTAATAAAAAATATAAACATTAAATAATCAACAACAATCAACAATCATTAACAACAAACAAAAATCAAAATTATGGCAAAATTTATCTCAATTTATTCATCAGGAGCAGGGCTTGCTGGTGGAGACATTCTAGTAAGTGGAGAAGCAACAGGAGTTGTAGCTAATTCAGCAACAGAAACTGTTATCTATTTAAAAGGTGGTACTGCAGGAGACTTAGCAACTATTACTCACGCTTCAACAGGAACTGTTCCTTCTGTGAGAGATGCGGTTATCTATGCATTAACAGCTAATCCAGGTGGTATTAAAGCTAAAGTTAAGCTTCCATCAGGAATAACTGTTTCAGCAGTAGCATTCTCTTAACAACAATTAATAATATGTCGTAGGGTTAACGCCCTACGGCTTTTATTATAATATGTCTTTTAAACTTAAACCACCTTTTAATAAATTTCCTACACCAATAGTTAACGTAGAGTTTGAAGAAGAAAACGTTATAGGTAGAGCTGATAAACGTGGAAATATTTTAATTAATAAAAATATAACCGATCCAGAATTAATAACTAAAACCATTAATCACGAAAATGTTCATATTAGCCAAATGGCTTGTGGAGATTTAGATTATGATGAAGAAGCAATGTACTGGAAGGGTAAAAAATATTTAAGATCATCTTTTGCTGAAGGTGATAAAACTTTACCGTGGGAAGCACCCGCATATAAAGCAGAATAATTATGTCTAAACCTAAAAAGAAATTTGCAGAAACTACAGTAGGTAAACTATTGTTTGGTGCTGCGTCGCTAGTTAATCCTACGTTAGGAAGTGTACTAAGCGGTGTAACTTCACCAGCTGAAGCTATTGCTGCTATAGGTAAATCCGATGTAAGTGGTGAAGACAAAATAAAATTACAACAACTTATATTCGAACAACAAAATAAAGAAATGGAAGCCGTCACTTCAAGGTGGCAAGCTGATTCAATGTCAGATTCATGGCTTTCGAAAAACGTACGCCCTATGGTTTTAGTGTGGTGTATTGTTATATTTTCAATAGCAGGATTATTAGACAGTGTAGAGTCTATACCATTTCACATAGGTGAATTATGGAATGACACATTTGAAAAAGTAATGATGGCTGTTGTTCTAGCATATTTTGGTGGACGCACAACAGAAAAGGCTACAAGTTTATTTAAAAAATAAATAAAACCTGTAACTATATTAATAAATAATTAATCAATTAAATTAAATTAAAAATGGAAATTAAAAAAGACCAATTAGAAAAAATCCAAGGCTTTCAAAAAGACTTAAACAAGTTGTTAAACGAAGTAGGATTTTTAGAAGCCCAGAAAACCTCAGTATTAGGTAAGTTTCACGAAGTAAACAAAGAGACTGAAGACTTTAAAAAAGAGTTAGAAGAAGAGTATGGATCTATCAACATTAATTTAGAAGATGGAACATATACTCCAATTGAAAAAGAAGAGGATAAAAAGGAATAATGTCATCTGTAATTAGAAAGATAAGTATTGGTTCTGACTATAAAACTGATGCTATGCACTACTCGTTAGGGCAGTCAGTATATGGTGGGCATACAATATCACATATACTTTCTGATAAAACAGATAATTCCTATAATATCTACATCAAAAAACGAGACGAAGTATTGCCGTGGAAGAAGTTTAATTCTAACATGGCAATATCAGTTGAGTATGATTTAGAATATTAGTGAAAAGTTTATTTGACTTTATCGTTGAGCCAGTTGGCCAGCGATATAATAATGATGTTAAAGTAGGTGACAAAAGCCTTATAATTAACACACAAGTAGAAACTTTTAAATCCGTAAATAATATAGCTAAAGTTATAGAAACACCTTTGTCGTTTAAAACTGATATTAAAAAAGGTGATTTAATAATGATTCACCATAATGTTTTTAGAAGATGGTATAATGTAAGAGGTGAAGAAAAGAATAGTAAGTCTTATTTTAAAGATGGTTTATATTTTGTTCAGTTAGATCAAGTGTATTTATATAAAAGAAAGGATAAATGGCAAACTATTAATGATAGATGCTTTATAAGTCCTATTAAAAGTAATGACAATACAGTGTCTGATCAAGAGCAATATCTTATTGGTATATTAAAATACGGTAATAGTGCGTTAGAAGTGCTAGGAATCAACGAGGGAGACCTTGTAGGTTATACACCTAATGGAGAATATGACTTTGTCGTTGATGGCAAACGTCTTTATTGTATGAAATCAAATGATATTGTAATTAAGCATGAACGTCAAGGAAACGAAGAAGAATATAATCCACGCTGGGCACATAGCAGTTGAAGAATTAATTAAAGTAGCTAAAGAAGCTATTGTAGATTCTGATGACGATATATCTGCTGATAGATTAAAAAACGCTGCTGCAACTAAAAAGTTAGCTATATTTGATGCTTTTGAAATACTAAACCGTATTAAAGAAGAAGAGGATATGATAAATGAAAAACCAAAAGAAGAGGTTAAAGCTAAAGCTTTTGGAGGTTTTGCAGAAAGAAGATCTAAGTAATGTACAAGCAAACTTTATACAAAGTAATCGATCACATAAAACCACATGTTATAAAAAGATTAAACAAATCTAAGAAGTGGGATTATGGTTACAACAAAGAACATGATGTAGTTGTTATATCTAAAACTGGTCAGATCGGTGAAGTGTATGAAATACAAAATCTTAAAATAGCATTACCAAAAGAAAACGAAGTTTTTACTGAGGCTGACAAATGGCAGACACACGAGTACCCAAAAACTTTAGCTAAGATTAAAACAATATTTGACTGGAAACAATATCCGGATGATTTTAAAGAAAAATGGTATGCATATATTGATAGAGAATTTGCCAGGCGCCACGAAGGTTATTGGTTTACTAACAAGGGTAAAGCTACTTATATTACTGGTACTCATTACATGTACTTGCAGTGGTCCAAGATTGATGTTGGGCAAGCAGACTTTCGAGAAGCAAACAGATTATTCTTTATATTCTGGGAAGCTTGCAAAGCAGATACACGCTGCTACGGAATGTGCTACCTCAAAAACAGACGGTCTGGTTTTTCATTCATGGCATCTGGCGAAACAGTCAACCTTGCCACTATCTCTAGTGATGCTAGATACGGTGTCCTTTCAAAATCAGGGGCTGATGCGAAGAAAATGTTTACCGATAAAATCGTACCCATTTCCGTCAACTACCCGTTTTTCTTCAAGCCAATTCAAGACGGTATGGATCGACCGAAAACAGAACTTGCATACAGAGTTCCTGCTAGCAGATTTACAAGACGTAAACTAGATAGTAACGAACAATTAGAAGAACTAGAAGGATTAGATACAACTATTGACTGGAAAAATACAGGAGATAACAGTTATGATGGTGAAAAATTAAAACTACTTGTACACGATGAATCAGGTAAGTGGGAAAAACCTGACAATATATTAAACAACTGGAGGGTTACAAAAACTTGTTTACGATTAGGTTCTAGAATTATAGGTAAGTGTATGATGGGTTCAACGTCAAATGCTTTAGATAAAGGAGGTAGAAATTATAAAAAATTATATGATGACTCAGACGTTACCAGAAGAAACCGCAATGGGCAGACTAGCTCGGGATTATATAGCTTGTTCATTCCTATGGAGTGGAATTACGAAGGATACATTGATTCTTATGGATTACCTGTCTTTGAGACACCCAAAGAAAAAAAGACGGGACCTGATGGCTTCCCGATTGAAATAGGTGTAATAGAACACTGGGAGAATGAAGTAGATGGTCTTAAGGACGATCCTGATGCACTTAATGAATTATATAGACAATTTCCACGTACTGAAAAACATGCATTCAGAGATGAAACAAAACAATCACTGTTTAATCTTACAAAGATCTATGAACAAATAGATTACAATGAAGATTTAAAACACTCTAACGTTGTTACACAGGGTAATTTTCAGTGGGAAGGTGGGATTAAAGATACAAGCGTTATGTTTGTTCCAAGTAATCAAGGTAGGTTTTACGTTTCATGGGTGCCAAATAAAGATCAACAAAATAGAGTTCTTATAAAAAATGGTAGAAAGTTTCCTGGCAATGATCATATGGGTGCTTTCGGTTGTGACAGTTATGATATATCAGGAACTGTAGACGGTAGAGGATCTAAGGGATCATTACATGGTTTAACTAAGTTTAGTATGGAAGATGCTCCACCTAACTTATTATTTTTAGAATATATAGCTAGACCTCAGACTGCTGAAATATTTTTTGAAGATGTACTTATGGCTTGTGTATTTTACGGTATGCCTATACTTGCAGAGAATAACAAACCTAGATTATTATATCATTTTAAAAGAAGAGGTTATAGAGGTTACTCTATGAACAGACCAGATAAAACAATGCATAAATTATCTGTAACAGAAAAAGAAATAGGTGGTATACCTAATTCAAGTGAAGATGTTAAACAAGCACATGCTGCTGCTATTGAAGCTTATATAGAGATGTTTATTGGATATAACAATGAACA